TGGTATGAAGAGGGAGAAAATATAACCTATAAGCAGTTTAAAGCATTGAGGATGCAATTAAGAGGCGGCAAAGAGGTTGACCGTCAGTTATTTATTACAATGAACCCGATCATATCAGATGGGTATATAAACCAAGAATTTTTTACGAAGCCGCCCGACAAGGTTTATGAATGGTTTAAGGATGGAAGGCCAAGAGTATTCGAGTGCAACATTGTTGTTGAAACGGAGAACGACAACGGAGAAACAGAAATAATCACTCTTGTTTGTTTGGTTGTCGTATCTACCTACAAAGACAATAAGTATCTCACGCCAGAACAAAGGGCAGATATAGAAGAGTTAAAACAGACTGACCCTGAGCTTTACGAAATGCTTGGAGAAGGTAAATTTGTTAAGCCAGCGGGAACATACTTCAAGGAGTTTTCATTGGGGATACACACAATAGAACCCTTTGTTATTCCCCAGGATTGGCGGCGGTATATCGCCATAGACTACGGCCTTGACATGCTGGCGGCATACTGGATAGCGGTAGACAATCACCAAAAGGCCTATGTTTACAAAGAGGTGTACAAATCTGATCTAATCATTTCCGATGCAGCGAAGGAGATTAAACGAGTCAACGGGGATGATAAGATATATCAGCGGCTGGCACCGCCTGACCTCTGGAACCGGAGGCAGGAAACCGGCAAGAGCGCAGCTGATTTGTTCCGCGAAAATGGCGTAAGTTTGGTTAAGGCCAATAATAATAGGGTGCAAGGATGGTACAACCTTAAAGAGTGGTTAAAACCCTACGATGATGAGCAGTGGATTAAAACCGCAAGCCTGGTTATATTAAAAGGTCATTGTCCCAACCTAGTTCGAACACTGCCGCAACTCCAACGAGATGAGAAAGACCCGAACGACGTAGCGACTGAACCGCACGAATTAACCCATGCTCCTGACGCTATACGTTATTTTATTGCGGGTAGGCCGCGACCTCAGATGCAACAACAGCCACAGCCGCATTATAACTTCCCATCAGAGCGGCCAAAGCCTAGCGCAATGGGTGGGACAGTGACAGAGAGCTTTTTTAAGGGAGGGTATTAAATGCAAACAGTCATAATCAGCACAGGACTAGCAATAGTCCTTTTTTTATGCCTTTACCTTGGCTTCCGTACCGGCCTCCGCCTGGGTATGCAGACGGCAAAGGGCAATGTACCGCCGAAATTGGCCCCGGTCAAGGCCGTCAAAGAGGCCGTTATACCTCCCAAGCCTGACCCGGCCACAGCTGAGCTAATAAAGGGCCATACCAACATGATGGCCTATGATGGATTCTTGCCGGAAGAAAGAAGGTGACACGTTGGACGAGCAGACCCAAACAAAAGACTGGCAGCTATACAAGGACGGGATTGATTATAAATCCAGCCTTAACCTATTCGCCACCACCAACCGAAATGAACGGTTTTATGCCGGTCACCACTGGGACGGGGTTGACACCGGGGGACTGCCGCAGGTTAGGCTGAACGCCGTCAAGCGTATTGTCAACTGGAAGGTCAGTCAGATCATATCCGACATGCTCACGATGCAGTTTTCAGCGGAGAACTCTGCCAATTACGACCCCAACGACCCGGATAAGATTGCCATGCTGCAGGAAGTGGCAAGGCTGCTGTCGGACTACTCAAAAACGGTGGACGAAAACTTAAAACAGTCCACTTTTGATGAGCAGGCCATATTAGATGCTGCCCTCTCAGGTGACGGCATACTCTACTACCCTTGGGATGAGACAATAGATGCCGGGGTTAACGAGTTTGGCGCACAAATAATGGGGGATATATCCGTTGAGGTAATCGACAATGTAAACTATTTCCCCGGCAACACATCAGACCCCCGGCCAAACGACAAAAAAGGGCCAGTACAGCCGTACATAATCCTATCCTTTCGCAAGTTGGTCAAAGAGGTGCAAGCGGAGGCCAAGCGCAATAAAGTCCCGCAAGAGGAAATCAACAAAATCACCGGCGATTCTGACACCCAATACAGGGCTGGCGACATGGCTAAAAAGGAGCCCAACAAAGATACCGCTGGTGGATTCTGCACGGTCCTCTTAAAGATGTGGACCAAGACAAAGGAGATACCCAAAACCGACCCCGCAGGGTTTCCGATGATGGACCAGGCGGGCAAGCAGCTTATGGATAGAGTGACAACCATATGGGCCAGGAAATCCACTGAGAGAGCCATTATCCGCAAGGATTGGGACACCGGCCTGCACCGCTACCCTGTAGCCTCCATGCAATGGATACCCCGGAAGAATAGCTGCCACGGTGAGGCCGAGGCGACCGAGTTAATCCCGAACAATATAGCCATAAATAAGCTTATGGCGACCATGATACTGTGGACGATGCTTAATGCCTATCCCAAGCCTGTATATGATTCCAGCCGGATTCCGGCATGGTCAAACGATATCACAAAGGCTATCCCCGTTGATGGCGACATAACAGGGGCAGCGCAATATCTCCAGCCTGCCGGACTGCCTGCCAGTGTGCAAGCCTTGTTCGAGTTGCTGGTGCAGACCACAAAGGATATGGCCGGGGCAAATGAGACAGCCCTTGGAGATAACTCTATTACCAAGACCGCAGCCGGGATTATTGCCCTTACGAAAAACTCACAAATGCCATTGGGCATGAACAGGCGTAGGTACGCGCAGTTTAAAGAGGATCAGGGTCTTATCTGGCTGGATTATTGGTTAACCAAATTTAGCGTCCCCAGGATGCTGACGGTTGAGCGCACCAACCCGGAGACAAGGCAGGAAGAGGTCGTACAGATACCCTTTGATGGGAGCCAGTACAATCAGACAACTTTCAGCCTGAAGATTGACGTGGGGGCCTCCACTCAATGGTCGGAGATCGCCAGTATTCAGACCCTGGATGCCCTGTTAGATAAGCAATTAATTACCTTCAGGCAGTACCTGGAGCGCATTTACAACGGCCTAATCCCCGACAAAGAGGGACTTATAGACGAGGTTGAGCAGCAGGAGCAGGGAGCGCGGGAGCAAGAAATGATGGAGGCTTTTGAGCAGTTTGTCGGTCAGTTGTCTCCCGAGTTACAGGAGGCGATTGCAAGGGAATCTCAAATGATGGTGGGAGGTGGTATGGGTGGCGGAGGACAACCAGCCGTTGGTATGTAGTTGCGGTAATGATCTAAAGCCCACTAATTTACGGTTTAAGTCTGATATAGGCAGCGAAGAGGTGTATATTCTTCAAGATATGTTTTGCAATAATCCAAAATGTGGCAACTACTGCGGCGATCCAATATCAAAAATAGTTTATACGCGCAGAACAACGCCTTAAAGGAGGCCCTATGAAAGTCTTAATCTGCATCCCATACACCGGTTATGTCGCACCCCAGGCCGCTTATTCCCTTATCCCTATGGCTTGCCATGCACGGAACAAGGGGGTAAGCGTTGATATGCTACCCATTGGGTTAAGCCTGGTCTACACCGCCCGAGAGGAAGCGGCAAAAGCGTTTCTTCAGGGAGGATATGATGCCCTGTTATTCGTTGACAGTGATATGGTTGTGCCGGTTGACCTGTTGACCAGGCTTATAGATGCCGACAAGGACATAGTTTCCGCACTGGCCTTTAAGCGTACGCCGGGATATGAGCCCTGCATATTCAAGACATGCAATGAGCAGGATGCAAAGTTCTATCTTGACTACCCCAAAGGCTTGACCGAGATCGAGGGCGTTGGCATGGCCTGCACATTGATAAAGCGCAAGGTATTTGAGACAGTACCGAAACCCTGGTTTTTCCCGCACAAGATACTTGGAGAGGATTTATCATTCTGTGTCCGGGCCCGGGGAGCAGGGTTTAAAATATTCTGCGATACAACCTTGATATGTGGCCATTGCAATGTGGAGACGATAGGGGAGGCGCATTATGTTAATTGGCGCAATGCTGGTCAGAAATGAGGCTGGAAGATGGCTTGAAACTGTACTTCAACAGATGACTATGGTATGTGACATAATCATCATTGTAGACGATTGCAGTACAGACGAAACACCAGAGATATGTAAAAAGTACGGTGAAGTCTTTTACTCTGACCGCAGCTACTGGGGCACAAACGAACTGAGGCAGAGGAAATTCCTGTGGCATTTAGCTGTAGGCGAAGCAAAAGAGGGCGACTGGATTCTCTGCCTGGATGCAGATGAAACATTTGACCGTCCCGACCTGATCCGAGATTACATACAGAAGGCAGAAGCCGTCAAGTGTAACAGTTTAGCCTTTCCACTCTACGATATGTGGGACGAAACCCATTACCGGGACGATCACTATTGGCAGGCTCACAATGGAGTCTGGCCTTTCTGTGTGAAGCATGAGGACATTGACTACTTCTGGAAGGAAACGCCCCTGCATTGCGGACGCTTCCCGATGAATGCCGGAGTAAGAATTGCATCATGCCCGGTCAGAATCCAACATTGGGGATGGGCAAGGCCGGAGGACCGGCAGGAGAAATATGAGCGGTATATGAGGGCAGACCCGGAAGGGAAAAGCGGGTGTCTGAATCAGTATCAGAGCATACTCGACCCAAGTCCTGTGCTCAGGAGGTTTACTGATGTATGACGTGAGCGTGACCTGTAATCCATATGCCAATATATCTGGACACATGGGGAATGACAGGTTCTTCCCGCCCATGCCCGAGGAAGAATACAACCGGTGCGGCGAATTTAACGCCCGGCAGGTGATAGAGGGATTTAGAAAGAGATCCCAAAAACCGACAGACATAATCGTTGACTGGGGTTGCGGTAATCTGAGGATAGGTAGGGTCTTGTCAAAGGAATGTAAGCAGTATACCGGAGTTGATATTTCGCCCATTGTCTTAGATGCGGCCAAAGCCAAGGCCAGCGAGTACAGCCTGGTCAATGTCAGCTTTATACTGGCAAGCGAATTTGACAAGGAAAACTACTGCGATTTGGCTATCTGCTTCCAGGTGGTGCAACACAACCCGTACAATGAGCAGATAAACATTATACAAAAAATTAAAAAGGCGCTAAAACCCGGCGGGTGGGCGTGTATCCACTTGCCA